TCCCTTAACTCCACCCAATCAGGTGGAGTTTTTTGGCTCTATTTCAGGCTTTTGGGGACTATTCTAAAAATAATTTTTCGATATTTTTCGATATTTTTCGGATTTTTGTCGGGGAATTGGCGGGGACTTTTTGAGATTTTGGCGGGGATTTTTTTAGCGAATATGACTAAGAAATAGATCGGTTGTCGCTTCAGCAAGTTCGTCCTCAACTTGGTTATAACGATCCGTCATATAAACCTTTGTATGCCCCAGCGCCTGGCTTAATTGTTCAAGTGGAACTCCTGCAATAATGCTTTGAGTCGTGAAGAAGTGGCGCATCATGTGAGGTGTTACATGCAATCCTGTAGCTTCATTCACTAGATTGAAGTTTCTATTCAACTGATTTGGATTGATGAGACCACCTTTCTCGTTGATAGTTATATAATCCTTGTGCTGTTCCTTGATAATTCCTAACTTTCGCTTAATCTTAGAAGCTTCAGCTATCAGATAATAGATAAGGTCTGTTCCGATATCATCAAGGCAGACATATCGCTCTGAATCCTTCGTTTTAAGCCCTCCTTTTCCTTTCAAGGTCTGATTGCTTCGACTATCTCTAAGATGTAGTATAGCCCGTCCGCTGTCGTTCTGAGTGACATCCATAGGGCGCAATCCAAAGACTTCTCCTCTTCTCAATCCAAAAATTGTCAGATAGGTAAGAGCGTAGAACTGTTTTGGCATAATTTCTTCTGCCTTTGCTATCCAAGTCTTAAACTCTTTGAGAGTCACTTTCTTGTTAGCAGCAGGGATATCACTCTGGCCAATAAAGACACCTTTCAAGCGATTTGAGAGCAGATTCCCACTTTTAACGGCATCATTCAGCAATGCCATGAAGCTGGAATTGAGAGTTTGAACAGTGTATCTGGTATGGTTCTGCAACTTTTCAGCGATAAAGAGTTCATACTCATTTCTATCCAAATTTTTAAGCTGGACAGAACCAAACTTTGGCTTGATATGGTTCTTATAGAGATTGTCATTGAGGTAGTAGGAAGTGTCATTCCAGCGCCCTGTTGACAATCTCTTTTCAGAATAGATATCCCAATACTGATCAAGCGTTAGATTCGTATTGATACCTAATTCTTGGTCTTGTATTTGTTGCTCAATCTCTGTCAAGGCTGCACGAGCTTGTGGAAGGGTTGTGAGACCACTTTTAGTAATCTCTTTCTTTTTACCATGAAAATAGAAAGAGCGTCTGATGTAATAACGTTTGCCTTTTGCAGTTTCATAGTAATAGATATTTGGGTATTTTGTTTTATTATATTTCATTGTATTCTCCTTGTTTATCGGCTTCTGGACAAGGTCTAAACATTGAGAATATTGACATCACCCCTTTCATGGTGTAAAATAGGGTATAGAAAAGAGGCCTTTTTAATGGCTGATTTTTTATAAGGATGAGCTTCACAATCAAACTTTGGCGAGGGCGATTGTGGGGCTTTTTTTATTTTTTAAGTTCTTTTAACAAGGAGATTATCTCTTCATTTTGTTGAATGATAATCTGATTTTGTTGTATTTGAACTTTTTCAAACGCACCAGGACCACTTGCATTTGCTAAAGCTATAGCTTTACTATTTAACACATTTCCAATATAAGCAACTTGCTCAGGATATTTTTCATAAATATGAACCATATCATTTTCTTCAAAATATGGGAGAGCATCTTCATAATATTTTTGTTTTTGAGAGTCTTTTTTTGAAATTTTATCTTTTCCACCAAACAATGCCATAAGTAGTTCCTTTCTTTTTCTGCTTCAGCAGTTTATAAACATATTTAACCAATTAAAGTCTGATATTCCTCTTTTACCATGATTTCATTTGTCACGGTTTTTAGATTGTAGTAGGACATGAATTTGAGGTAATCAAACTCTTTGGGGTCGTCTAAGCTTTCTAGTGCGTCTTTTACGAGATGATGGATCATATTCCTATCAGCTTCGTTTTCACAGCGCAGGCGAGCGTTCTGGTACTCTGAGCGTGTATGGTCCTTGTGTCCTAGTTCATGAAGTAGGACCTTAACCCTCTCTTTTTTACTAAGTTTACTCGACAAGAAAGCTGTATTGGTTTCTTTTTCGTAAAATCCAAGTTCATCAGGCATCAAATCTCCATCAAAATCGATAATACGAATCTGAAAATGACTTATAATTTCTTTTTCAGTCACTAAGCAATACCTCTAATCACCAGCTTCTTTTAGATAACCTTCAATGATAGACTGGATGATTTTCTTCTTTTCGTCTGTTAATTCTCGGCCACCAAACATCATGACATTAGATGCCATTTCTTCAACATTCAGTGTCTTACCTTGCCAGGTGTACTCTTTGGAATTACCAGCGATTGCTGGGTTATCCGTGCGACCAAGTAAATAATCTGTGGACACGTTGAAGTAGTCAGCAATTTCTTGAAGACGTTCAGCATTTGGTTTTTTGTTTTTCATACTATAGATTGTATTTCTACTATATCCTAATGTTTCTTCAAGAGAATTTATAGAAATTCCACGATTTTGGCAAAGTTCTTTTATTTTTTCGAACAAAGAAAACATTGATTTATCAACCTTTCTAAGGCATGACAAAAAATATTTAAACTTTTGATTGCAAATCTATTGACAAAACACAATCTATAGTTTAGAATATTATTTGTAAGCTAAAGAGTTAGCGAACAAGACAACTAAAAAATAAAGCCTAATGAAACTGATTGGCGTCCGTTTTCTAGGTAGAACCTTACTTTTAGTGGGTCTTTTCTCTATGATTAAATTCTAAACTATAGATTGTTTTTTGTCAAGAAATTCGCTAACTTTTTAGATAATTTTTTAAAAAGAAAGGAGAGGGATATGAGTAAACCATCAAAAAAATCACTACCAATTCAAAATTTAGAAATTAAGATAGATAGCGACTCTAGTATTCCACGAGTTATTTTGAACGGGATTGATTTTCAAGCAGAAGATATTGGTCTTCGAGGTATTAATATCATTTGGGAAACAAAGAAAGATGAAGTCCCAGAGACACTTATTCAGGTTGATTATATAAATAACCGTGAAGCGCCTCATATAGTATCTGTCAAACAGTCGTTTCAAAATACTTTACTTAAATAGTTGTAGCGAGTTTTATTTACATTATATCAAAAATAGAAAGGAAGAATATGAGTAAAGAACTAAAGATAATCAAGGCTAAAATCAAAACTCGTTTGATTGAGATGGATATGACTCAAGCCGAATTGGCAAAACAAGTACCTGTATCATCATCAGTTATTTCAGAGCTACTGAAATATGGCAAAGGAAGTGATTATGTGAAAGAAAAAGTCGTAGATATTTTGGGTATTGAAAACCCTTGGAGAAATCACTGAGAGGTCCATACATGCAAGCGAAAATAATACTGAATTGGCAGAAGAAAAATCACCAACTTAGTCAGATGATGATCGATAGTCTTGAGGGACTAGATGTTTGGGAAACTATTTTAACACTAGGAAAAGTTAGAAGAGGAACATTATGAACGAAATTTTTAATTTTCACGGGCGGGAAGTCCGTACTTTGACAATTGATGACGAACCTTGGTTCGTTGGGAAGGATGTTGCAGATATCTTAGGATATGCGAATTCAAGAAAAGCAATTTTTGACCATGTAGATGATGACGACAAGACAGATGGGGTAACGATTCGTGACGCCATGGGTAGAAATCAAAATCCTATCATCATCAATGAATCTGGGCTCTACTCTCTTATCTTATCCAGTAAATTACCTCAAGCGAAAGAGTTTAAACGTTGGGTGACTTCAGAGGTTTTGCCAGCTATTCGTAAGCAGGGTGGATTTATCCGTGAGGATTTGGACGAGGATGCCTTCATTGCTCTATTTACTGGACAGAAGAAATTGCGTGAGCAACAAGCTAGCATGATTGAAGATATCGACTACCTCAAGAGTGAGCAACCGATTCACCCAAGCTATGCTCAATCGCTCCTGAAGAAGCGTAAGGCTAGGGTTGTGGCTTGCTTAGGTGGTATTGACAGTCCAGCTTATGCTGATAAGACTTTCGCTCAGTCAGTTTTTAGACAAGCTGAGATTGATTTCAAGGATCATTTCAATATTAGTCGCTATGACCTGCTACCCAAGAAGCATGCGGATGCCGCTCTAGCTTACTGGATGACGTGGGAGCCAAGTACTAATACCAAGATGAAAATCATGAAATTGAACTCATTTGATGAAGGGTAGGAGGGGAAGAAGATGGACAATGTTCTACTTTCACTATCTGAATGGATTAAGTCCATTATCAAGGACACAATCACAAGGCTAGTCGAAATAGAAAAAGATAGTGATCACTATCCAGAGTTGATGGATGTGAACACTACCTGTGATTTTCTAGGAATTAAGTATGCCACATTTTCAGATAATTATCGTTACTTAAAGGGATTTCCAAAGGAATTGCCTGGTAAGAAGTGGTCAAAAAGAGCCATCAAAGAATGGCTCTCTAATCAAATATAATAACTTTACTAAAAGGCTTCTGGACAAGGTCTTAGCAAAATTATTTGACTATATTATAGCACAAAAAGAGGATAAAAAACATGAACAATTTACAAATTATCGCAGTAGGCACATTAGTATCAGTAGTCTTGATTGAATCGCTGATGATGAATATCAAACTTAAAATGGCCATGAGAGCAAAAAAGAAGATTCAATTTCAAACGCCTCAAGTTGAAAAAGGGTTTATTGACTTTAAAACAGGTCGACGTGTGGACATTGATCCCGTGACACGAAAAGAAACATTTGTGGATTAAAACGGAGGGTATCAATGGTAGTTAAAAACAAGCGATACTACTGGATTCAACTAGCTCAGGATTTTTTCAAGTCTAAAGAAATGAAATTGCTTCGTAAGATTGCAGGTGGAGATACGCACACTATCATCTATCTCAAAATGATGTTGATTAGTTTAGAGGATGGCGGGCACATCTACTATGATGGACTTGCTGATAATCTAGCTGAAGAAATCGCTCTGGTAATTGATGAGAATGTCGAAGATATTAAAATTACTTTGATTTTCTTGGAAAGTAAAGGGTTATTGACTAGAAACTCTGACCGCGATTATTTTTTAGAGCAAGTTCCTGAGATGGTAGGTAGTGAAACCGCAAGCGCCAGAAGGGTTCGCAAGTTTCGAGAGAATCAATTAGCGTTACAATGTAACGACGATGTAACAAAGCGTAACGGAGATATAGATATAGAGAAAGATATAGATACAGAGATAGAGAAAGAAAATAATAAGACGATAGTTAGTTCCAGCTTATCTGAAAATTTGAAACATAGCGGTATTCGGATAAACAATAAACAACATCAACAGTTGCTTGAATATGTAGGACTTGATGGAATGAGTTTTGATATGTTAAACCGTGCAATTGAGATAACTTCGGAGGTTTATCAACCTAGTTTCAAGTATCTGAGAGGGATTCTTGAAAATTGGAAAAAGAAAGGTTTTACAACTATTGAACAGGTAGATGATAATGACCAAAAATATAAAGATAACAAGAACTCCCATCTTCAAGGAAGACAACAAAATGAAAAAAAATCAGAACAGGGGGCTAAGGACGAATGGGGATTTTAGAACTTATTGAGCAATTTGAAGATGACTTTTATCCGATCAGCGACGAAAAGAAATCTTTGCTTATAAAACAACCTCTTTCTACCGTTACTGCTTGCTTGTCAGATATGGCTAGCTGGCATGAATGCGGAGGTCGTCTGTCATGGTAGACAATGTGTTTGAGGAAATTGCCTTATCTTATCACAGGAATACAGAACAACAGAAAGAGCTTTGCGAAAAGCACAAAATTCCTTTGATAAAGATATTGCGGACTGATAGTGTTGTATGTCGCATGTGTGAATCTGAGCGGATCCATGAAGAAAATCAGGAAAGAGTGAATGAACTGGCTAACGCTGAGAATGAGCGAGAAAGGAAGTACTATCTAGAAAAGTTCTCTCTTTATGATGAGGTTTTAAAAAATGCGACTTTGGACAATTTTGAGACACCAACCGAAAAAGAAGCTGAAAAGCTAGCTTTTGCAAAGCGGATTTGTCGTGAGTGGTCTGAGGGTGCTAGGAACAATATTGTACTTCAGGGAGAAGCTGGGACGGGCAAGAGTCACTTGGCTTTTGCTATGGTAAAAGCTTTATCTGAGTACACGAAAGAGATTGCTATCTTCATCAACGTGACGGACTTGCTGATGAAGATTAAAGCTGATTTTAGTCAGGAAGAGTTTCTGGTCAATAAAATTGCGAGTGCTAAGTTCTTGGTTTTGGATGATTTGGGCATGGAAAAGGATAGCGAATGGTCGTTTACTATTCTCTACAATATCCTGAATAAGCGTTCAAATACAATCATTACCACGAATTTGATTTCTGCTGATATTCAGAAAAGATATGGCAGACCCTTTATGTCCAGACTGATGAAGGGTGTGGATAAAGACCATTTGATGGTTTTCAACGACTTGACAAACAAGCGGAAGCAATATTTTTAGAACGGAGGTGGCTGATGTTTATTTTAAGACATGGGACAAGAGAGGATAATCCGTTTCTGAAATCCGTGGTTATCGGAGTGACTGGCTTGGACATTTCATGTTCTGAGGAGAAGAAAGCCATGCGGTTCGTTTCTCGGGCGGCAGCCTTACAGGTTGGAAAGGCATTGAGGGGTTCCTTTGGGAATTTCTATCCAGTGGAGGTGGAGTGATGATTGGGGGTATCGATCATTAAAAAAATGACAGTTTGGGCGCTTTTTGATAGTGGGAATGGTTCTTACTTCAAGGGTGCTAACTCTCTGAATAGTTCGGGGGGGGGACGAATATTGAAATCTATTCAATCGGAATGGATATAGAAAACAAGAACAATCATTTCATAAATTTGGACCTTGCTGACTTTGGGCGCCTTTTTGGAGACAACACACTTTTTGATGTGTTAGACAAATTACCAAAACCTGACCTTATAATAGCTAGTCCACCATGTGAATCATGGTCAAATGCTTCTGCGATGGAAAACGGAAATGCGTGTTGGAAACGCAATGATGTTTCTGACAACCTGTTTGCTCCCCAAGTAAGACCTTCACCATTCACAATCCGTTCAAAACAGGATTACGAATCAGCCTATATAAATTATCAGTATGACAGACAATTTCTAAAAAGGGTCAATGGTGAGCTAACAGCTTTCAACACAATAGAAATCATAAAAAGATATAGACCACAATTTTGGGTTATTGAGAATCCAGCGGCTGACAGACTGTGGCCTTACATTGAGGATATTATTGGATTCAGAATTCCATACAAAAATCTAGCTAGATACAATAATTATGATTATCCTTTACAAAAACGGACGATTTTTGGAAGCAATATTGAACTTAATCTTAAAAATAAAATTATCAAGCAGGATATCGAGTGGAAAAACTTCTCAAAATCATACAACGAGAGATCTAATATACCTGAAAAATTGGTGTCAGAAATATTCAAAAAAATTTACAAGGAGTTTAGTAAAGATGATTGAACTCTATTTCATTTACAACGGTCACCGCAAGATACTCATTGGGAATTTCGGCCACATACATAGCGCAATCAATGAACTAAAGAAACATCAGGCTAGTTACTCAGCAATCAGTCATCCACGCTTTCAGAAAAGCATGAGTGGAGAAAACATTAGGATTGATTATGGAGCAGTTGATTGCTACTACTTGATTACTAGGAAAACGGAGGAAAAATAAGATGAATACAAAAATGAATTTAGAAGAAAAGGTTCAACAGTGGTTTGTTGACAGAAATCTACATGAAGCAAATCCAGTCAAGCAGTTCTTGAAGCTTATGGAAGAGTCAGGAGAATTGTTTGAGGGTATCGCAAAGGATAAATCTGAATTGATTTATGATGCGCTTGGAGACATTCAGGTAGTTTTGATTGGACTTGATCAACAGATTAAGAATGGCGCTCAGATTTCAGCCAATCAACAGGAACTTGAATTGCTGCTAATGGTTTCTAGTTTAGGAAACATCGCTCAAAAACTGTACGCTCACGTTTGTCACAATGAGACACAAATTCCTTTAATCAAAGCAGATTTGATGTTTCTTGATAGCGTGGTTAGTACGGTTTCATTTTGCAATGGTACTACAGCTGAAAATTGTTTAGAAGAAGCTTATGAAGTCATCAAGGACCGCAAAGGTAAGATGATTGACGGGGTGTTTGTCAAAGAGGAGGATTTAGCATGATACCGAAATATAGAGCGTGGGATAGTTGGCGAAAGAGAATGTCGGTGGTTGATAGGATTTATATAGATACTGAAGGGGTTCGCTTATATGATGACTTTGGAGAGTATTGGAGAAATTTTAGAGATATCAAACTCATGCAATCAACAGGAGTAAATGACCGAAACAGTGTAGAGATATTTGAGGGGGATATCCTTGAAATCCAAGGGATTAGAATGGTTGTAAAATTTGGAAGCTATGAATACATTGAGTCATCGAAGAGTAATGGGCATACATTAGGTGTAGTGTACGACGGCCTAGGATTTTATGCGGAATGCATTAACGTCGCTGATCCAGACAATATTAGTCCTTTTGAGCCAGAAACGTTAAAAAATAGTCAAATTATCGGCAATATCTACGAAAATCCAGAATTTTTGGAGGTCAAGGAGTGAGATATTTTAAAATCCTATGTGTTGTTTTACTCGCATCATTCCTCGTAGCATGTCACCAGATTTCGAGTGGGACAGTAGTAGATAAGTACATTGATGAACCTTACACCACATTCATACCTGTGGTGTCTGGAAAAAGTTCAGTACTTGTGCCAACCAGAACCAAAAGAAAATACATTCTAGTTGTTTCTGGTTATGTAGGTAATAAGCAAGTTGAAGAAACATTTAAAGTGACATCTGAGGAGTACAAATACTATAAAATTGGCAATACTTTTATAAAAGATGCCGTTTTAGAAAACAAGGAAGGGGACAAATAATGAAACCTGAAAAAATTGACAACGTAAACAAACCAAATCACTATATCGGGACTCATGGTCTCGAAGTGAAGGATGTTACCAGAAATTTTATCAAAGGAAAGGTAGAGATGGAAGCACACCTCTGGTGTAGTGCTGTCGAGTATTTACTTCGCTACAAAGAGAAAAACGGTCTTGAAGACTTAAAAAAAGCCAGAAAGAATCTTGATTGGCTGATTGAGGAAGTGGAGAAGGAGAATAAAAATGATCAATAATGTTGTTTTGGTAGGTCGATTGACTCGTGACCCTGAGTTGCGATACACACCATCAAATGTTGCAGTTGCAACATTCAGTTTGGCAGTGAATCGGAATTTTAAGAATCAGGCAGGTGATCGTGAAGCAGATTTTATCAGTTGCATTATGTGGCGCCAACAAGCTGAAAATTTTGCAAATTGGCTTAAAAAGGGTGCTCTTGTAGGAATCACAGGTCGCATTCAAACTCGTAGCTATGATAATCAGCAAGGTCAACGTGTCTATGTGACAGAAGTGGTAGCTGAAAGTTTTCAAACACTTGAAAAGAAGGATAATTCCGCGAATCAGTCAAGCATGGAAAACCAGATGCCACCAAGTTTTGGAGCAAGTGATCCTATGGATATTCCAGATGATGGATTGCCGTTTTAGGGAGGTGTGAAGAATGAACAGACTGAAACAATTGAGAAAAGAAAATGGTTTGACTCAGCAGGAATTATCTGAAGTAATAGCTGTCTCATACCGAACTATACAAAATTGGGAAAATGGGGAAAGTCCAATTAAAACTAATAAAGCAAGTCAGTTAGCAGGCTATTTTGGTGTAAGCGTAGGATACTTGCTTGGTTATGAATCTGAAAGTGAGCAAGCTAGCAATTATCAAAAAATAAAAATTTGCTTCACTAATGGTGAAGAACTTAGTTTTCTAGTAAGAAACTTTACAGAAAAAGAACGTACGAAGATTACTAGTCAGTTCAACAATGGAAATTTGATGATGATTAGAAATTTGTCTGTCAACCCTAAGAATGTCAATTATTTTTATGTTGACGATTTTAAAGAAAGCGTGGAGTTAGAAGATGATGGAAGATTTAAAGAAAAAAGTTAATGGAGTATACAGCTGGTCGGTAGAAGATGGAAAACCTAAACCTCCCAAGCAAGATTTACCACAAGCGGTGAAAGAACGTGCGGACTATTTCTGGGAAATGACAGAAGATGGCATGACGTTTATGGGAGCGATGGAATGTATCTTTGCTGATAAAAAACCTAAAGACTATGATTTAGGAGCCACTAAGGATTGGTTGCCAAAATCTAAGGAGTTTGATGATTGGGTTGGCTATGCGCCAAGTATGTCTCAGTTAGTTATTGCAGTTTATTTGATTTATGGAGGAAGCGAAGATGAATAAGCAGGGACTAATTGAACGATACGAAAAATTTAAAGCCAACAAAAAAAGATTGACCTCGGTTGATTTGGTTTTGAAAGACTTACGGGCTTTAGACGAACCAGAACCGTTGCCGTTCAAGTTAAAAGATGTCATTCGTCGAATCAGAGGGTTTGATCCGACGACACAGACTAGATGGCTTAATGACATTCTTAAAGAATTAGGGGACGACTACGGTTCAATGAAATATCGCAGTGGTTACGAGCAAGGCAAACTTGAGGGAGCATGGGTTGGTAATCAATTAAAGGATGCTGATAAGATTCGGCAAGAATTGAAAAAAGTGGCTCTCCCTAATTTTATGGATGACTGGATTTTTAAATGTCAACTTTTAAATGATTTTAGTTTGAGCGATGCACTAAATAGTAAAATAATCAATCTCTACGCTAAAAATGGCGAAGTAGTTATGAAATGGCTTAAGGATAAAAAGAACCAAGAACTTTTCGCTCGAGCATGGATAGATGACTACGAGGCTGAGAAAGAATCAAAGTACAGAGTTAAATTAAAAAATACAAATGACTATTTAAACGAAACAGAGGTTGGATTCCATTTTTACAACAATTGGAAAAATAACAAAACATTTACACGAAAGGAACTAGAATATTCTGATTTTAGCTGGGTGCTCGACTGCCCAGGAATTGAGATGGAGGAAGTTGAGCGATGAAAGAAGTTATTATGGCTACATTGCCTAACAAAGAATTGAACAGATTGATAAAAATTGAATTGACGGTCCAAACAATGATTGACCGTGGACTTATTGACGAAGAGCAGTTTAATGAAATTATGGATGAAGAAGAGTAAGGAGGTCATAGAATGAAACGTTTTATCGTAATCTGGATATTATTGTCTGCTGGATTAAATATTTGGCAGAGTATCCACATTAAAAAATTAGAAGAAAAGCGTCCGATGGTTATCTATCGAGCTGATAATCAAGGCACAGAAATCAAAGGCAGAGTCTTACAAAAGGAGAAGATTGGCGACATGTACACTATCACAGTACAAAATTACGGAAGATTCGTAGTTACTAAAACAAACTATGAATCTCTAAAAATTGGAGATGAGGTAATATTGTAATGACAAAGTACAAGAAACCAACTTACATCATCATTCAGGAAGCAATGGCAGAGCGCATTAGATTTCTGGAAGATGAACTGTATGAAAGGGCCTATAAGGATATTGAGAAGCTAGAAGCTCAAAATGATTTCTTGAAAGGTCTTTGTAACAATCAACTTGAAATTATCATGGATTATGAATGGAAGCAGATGCAAGAGCAGGCTACATTCTTAAAAGCTAATACTAGAAAGTGGAGAGCGAGATGCAACTAAGATTGAAAGAACTTAGAGAGGATCTATGTCTATCTGTAGGACAGATGGCGAAAGAGACAGGTGTTTCACAAAATACAATCCATTTGTATGAGCGAGGCGGATATCCGTCCATTAAGCAAATTGAAATGATTGCTAAAACATATGACGTGAATCCTGCTTGGTTAGTTGGATGGATAGATGATGAAATGAAGCCTGGAGTCCAGGTCGTTGAAAAAGTGGTCTATAAAGAAAGTCCAACAGCAAGATTGCCAGATTATTTTAATAATAATAACGATGGTAAGATTATCAAATGGAAACAAACACGAAGATTTCGAGGAGGTAGGATTTGAAGAAATTGAGCGACGAAGACCTCAAAACATTAGACAGAGAACTTTTCAAATTTCAAAACGTTCAACGTACAATAGATTTGAGAAGGCTAGAACTAGAAACTCGAAATCCAGATGCTCAAAGTGGGCCTAGCGTAGGAATAAGCAAACCTACCGAAACTATCGCAATCAGAATCGCAGATGATCCAACCTTAAAATTTCTCGAAGGGTTCAAAGCTATTATTAACAAACTCCTGATCAATCTAGTCGATGAAGATAAGGAAATCTTCAATCTGCGCTGGAGATATCCTCAATTGAGATGGGAAGAAATAGCAGAACAGAAATTCATGAGCAAAGCTACAATCTATCGACGTAGAAGGATTATCCTAGAACAGTACGCTATTTTGAAAGGTGAGCTATAAATAAACATGAGACAAAAGGCATCTTGAAGTCTCACAAAAAAAGGGTTATTATGATAGCATGAACTTCTGAAACAAAAACACACATCACACTTTAGGAGTCATCCTTAATTCTAGTCAAAAAAGTTGTCCAACAGAAGTATCGTCAAGAGTCAGCAAATGCTGGCTTTTTGTTTTGGGAAAGGAGGTAGAATATGGAATTTGTATCACCGATAAAAGATAATGACGACATTCAGGCAATGAAAGATTATCTCAGAGAGTGGAATGAGATGTATTATATGCTATTCATCACAGGTCTGAATACTGGTTTGCGAGTCGGAGATATACTTACCTTGAAAGTTAAAGATGTCCAGGGATGGCACATCAAACTGAGAGAACGGAAGACTGGCAAGCAGATAACGAGACGGATGACAAAAGAACTCAAGAAAGAAATGAGGAGATATGTTGAAGGGAAACCATTTCATCATTTCTTATTCAAAAGTAGGCAAGGTCAGAATAAAGCGATAACTCGTGAGCGAGCCTATCAAATCATACATGAAGCAGCTGAAGAACTTGGCATTGATAATGTCGGCACTCACACAATGCGAAAAACATTTGGCTATAAATATTACAACAAGACAAAGGACGTAGGAACATTACAAAAAATGTTCAATCACTCATCACCTGCAATTACCCTGAGATACATAGGAATAGAACAAGCAGAGCTTGATGATGCACTACGGAACTTTGTCATTTAATTTTTTTAGATATTACTTTCACATAATGAGTTAAGCATAAAGTGAAAAAATGAAACTCTTTAAAACCTATGATTAGTAAGGGTTTGAGATTTAGAGTGAGTTTAACAAAATATAAGATATGTGAAAGTGAGGGATAAAATTGGTATAGTTGAAGGAGAGATATATGTTACTCATAGGATATTTAGTTTGTTATTTTATCGCATTGATGTTTTTGAAAATTGTTTTCGATTGGACAAAAGAAGACATAGGAAAAATATTTAAATATGGATTGATTTTTCTATTTCTGCCATTAGTATTTATTGGAGCTCTCGTATATGATTTTGTAAATAAAAGATGAGACAAAAGACATCTTGAAGTCTCACAAAAAAAGGTTTATTATGGTAGCATAGATTTCTTGTATGAGATGGGATAGGTCAAGAGCCTGTCCTTTTGTTTTGCAAAGGGAGTGTATATCATGTACAACAAACCAGTCAGACAGAGCTTGAAGACAAGGAAGTGGAACAAGTTCCGTGACAAGGTCATGAGACAACACGATTACCTTTGTCAAGAAAGTCTAAGATATGGGCAGTCAGTTCCAGCTGAAATGGTTCATCATATTTACCCAGTATCTGAGTATCCAGAACTTGAGTATGTATCTTGGAATTGTTTGCCGCTGACCAACCGCAAACATAATACGTTCCACGACCGCAACAACGATAAGATAATTGGAAATGGAATTTATTGGCAGAAGAAAAGAAAAAAAGAATTTTTAAATTTTTTCAAAAACAAAAATGAAAAATGAAAAAAATTTTTTATCCCCCCCACTTCAAAAAAATTTTTTCGAAGCCTCTGGGAACCGGTGAAGGGAACTTTTTCCAAGTCGGGGGCCTCCAGAGAAAAAGGGGATAAAAACTAAGCGATTTTGACGGAAGGAGGTAGTTTTTGGCTAAACCAATTACAGCAAAGTCGATTAAGTCAAAAGTGGTCAAGCAGATGAAAGACTTAGGCACTTATCGAAAAGAATTTGAGATGATTATTGATATTTTTGCAGGAATGCTCTATCAGTATCAGAAACTTGCTCAAGATTATGCTGACATGGGTTATCCAGTAACAGACACCTACGTCAATAAAGCTGGTGCTGAAAATGAGCGCAAAGTTCCAATCTTGACAGCGATGGAAATTTTGAGGAAAGACATCCTCAGCTACTCTAATCAGTTGATGATGAATCCGAAGTCTCTCGGTGAGGTAGTAGAACAAGAGGGTGAGTCAGTTCTTACTGAGGTCCTGAAGTTTAAGAACGAACTGAAAAAGAAGCGAGTGAAAGATGGATAAAGACTTTGAAAAACGTTTTGCCGATTTTCGCCACGCTACAACCAATCTTGGAAAAGCTAAAGCTTATGTTGATTATGTCCTGAACTATCAAGAGGAACATAACGAAGAACGGATTTTGGCTGCTGAACGATTTTTGAGGGATTTAGAAAATCCAGCATATGAGCTTGATGAGGATATAGTGGATTTCGCTGTTCACTTCATTGAGAATTCAATTGTTCATCAGCAAGGAGATGACATGTTTGCCATGTCTATCCGTAACAAGCCTTTAATTTTGCAACCGTGGCAACATTTCACGGTTGTCAATCTCTTTGGGTTCTATCACGCTGGTACGAACGAGCGTAGGTTCAAAGAAGCCTTGATAATGCTGGCACGGAAAAACGGCAAGACCAGTTTTACTGCTGCTATTGCTTTGCTTTATCAGATTTTGGATGCCGATAGTGGTTCAAAATGCTATATCGTGGCCAACTCTGTCAAGCAAGCGCTGGAAGCCTTTAATTTCATCAAGTTCAACGTGGAACGATGGAATGAGAAATCTATCCGTATCAAGGACAATAACCAAGAACACTCTATCACAGCTAATTTTGGAGATGATGGGTCATTCTATATTCAGGCCTTGGCCAACGATGAGAGCCGTTTGGACTCTCTCAATGGCAATGTCACGGTCATCGATGAAGCTCACACGATGAGAAATAGTAAGAAGTATGGTCTTATGAAGAAAACAATGTCAGCATACCGAAACAGTATGCTTTTTGTTATCTCTACGGCTGGGGATATTCCTACTGGATTTCTTGCTAACCGCTTGAAATACTGTCAGAAAGTGCTCAAGCAGTTGGTACAGGATGAGGCTTTATTTATCTTTATTTGTAAAGCCAATCAGACAACGGATGGCGATGTTGGTGACTATCTTGATGATAATGTTTTGAAGATGGCAAATCCGTCTTGGGGTGTCACGGTGTCCATGCCTGCTTTGAGAGCTGAAGCTGAGCAGGCTATGAACGATCCACAGACCAGAAATGAGTTTTTCAATAAAACTTTGAATGTCTTCACTAACTCAATGAACGCTTATTTCAATCCTGATGAGTTCATTGCTTCAGACAGTCGCTATGATTGGACCTTAGAGGAACTGGCACGCTTGCCGATTCGCTGGTATGGTGGTGCGGACTTGTCAAGATTACATGACTTAACAGCAGCTGCTCTTTACGGTGTCTATAATGATGGTGATAAAGACGTTGATATCTGTATCACACATGCTTTCTTTCCTCGGATTAATGCTCAGAAGAAGGCTAACGATGATGGGATTCCACTTTTTGGTTGGCAGTCTGATGGCTGGCTGACGATGAGTAATACTCCTACCGTTCTCTATGATGATATCGTCAAATGGTTCATCAGTATGCGTGAGCGTGGATTTAAAATCCAAGCTGTGGGAATGGATAGGAAGTTTGGTCGTGAGTTTTTGGCCAAGATGAAAAAGGCTAAGTTCAAGATGATTGACCAGCCTCAGTTATTCTATCTGAAATCTGAGGGGTTCAGACGGATTGAGTTCAAAGTCAAGAACAAGGAATTTTATTATCTTCATTCTGACGCTTATGAATACTGTGTGAGCAATGTTAGAGCGATTGAAAAGGTGGATGACGCTGTGCAATATGAAAAATTAGACGGAGACGGTGGTACTGCAAGGATTGACTTGTTTGATGCCAGCGTCTTTGCTTGTATACAGGCTCTTGCTAATCTTGGCAAGGGTGGCGATGTGATGAGATTCTTTGATTAGAGAGAAAGGAGGTGAGGAAACATGGGTATTTTTGAAAAGATTTGGAAACGAAACAAACCAAGTAAACCAATCAACATGCTGAGTCATTCAGATTTAGGGTTGTCAAACCTGATGGATTCGTATGTACCTTTGGCCAGAAATCCAGATGTGGTGACAGCGGTTAATAAGATTGCTGATTTGGTCTCTAATATGACCATCCACCTGATGGAGAATACAGATAAAGGTGATATCAGAATCCGTGATGGGCTTGCTAGAAAGATTGACATCAATCCGTGTGAACACATGACAAGGAAGTCATGGATTTTCAAGATTGTGCGCGATTTGCTTCTGTATGGCGATGGGAACTCTGTCCTACATGTTGAATATGAACCTGTTACGGATTATATTTCTAATCTAAGACCATTTCCGATGAGAGAAGTTTCGTTCCAAACAGATAAGGATTCCTATGTGATCTCATTTAGGGGTGAAGTGTATTCCCCTGATGAAGTAGTCCACTTTGTCATCAATCCAGATCCAGATATTCCATATATTGGCACTGGTTTTAGGGTGACGTTGACAGATGTGGTTCAAAGTTTGAACATGGCTACTAAGACTAAAAAAAGCTTCATGAACGGTAAGAACATTCCTAGTCTTATCGTTAAGGTTGACTCGTCTAGTGCTGAACTAGACTCGGAGCAAGGGCGTGAGCGTATCGCTGAGAAGTATTTAAGTACTAGCAGGGTTGGCGCTCCATGGATTGTTCCAGAGGCATTGCTGGACATTCAACAGGTAAAGCCGCTTAGTCTAACGGACATCGCTCTAAATGAGTCTGTCGAATTAGATAAAAGAACAGTTGCAGGTCTATTAGGAGTACCTGCTTTTATTTTGGGCGTAGGAGAGTTCAACAAGACAGAGTATAACAACTTTGTAAATACGACTGTCATGAGTATCGCTACCACTATTACTCAAACACTAACCAGAGACTTACTTTTGTCTAGTAATCGTTACTTCAAGCTAAATCCTCGTTCACTCTTCTCTTACAACATTACAGAGTTGTCTGAGGTTGCACGTCAAATGACAAACAGTACTGCAATGCGTCGTAATGAGTGGAGAGATTGGCTTGGTATGGCTCCTGATCCTGAGATGGAAGAGTTGATTGTCCTTGAGAACTTTATCCCTCAAGAGAAGATAGGAGACCAAAATAAATTGAAAGGAGGTGAGGAAGAGAATGCAGAAACGGAATAGTTATCGTGCCACTCAATTTCAAACGAGAGAAGAAGACTCTGGTGATTTGATTTTGAGTGGCTACTTTATCAAGTTTGACGAGGAGACGGAATTGTGGCCAGGCTACTGTGAAGTTATCAAGCGTGTTGGAGTTGAGAAAGCTATCAAAGACGCTGATATCAGAGCTTTATTTAACCACGATGATAGTCTTGTTCTCGGTCGAACAGGTAACGAAACTCTGACACTGGGTGTTGATGATGTTGGTCTTTTTGGAGACATCATTATTAACAAGGATGATCCTCAAGCTGTTGGAGCCTATGCCCGTGTCAAGCGTGGAGATGTTATCGGATGTAGCTTTGGCTTTATCCCGATAAAAATCGAAACAGAGGAACGTGAAGATGGTTCGTATCTGGACACTGTCTTAGAACTAGAAATCTTTGAAGTGAGCCCATGTACTTTCCCAGCCTATCCACAAACGGAAATTGCTGCACGACAAAAAGACTTTGAAAGTCAGAGCCGTGCTAATCGTGAAGCGCTAGACAAGCGCAAGAAAGAAATTAAGGAGAAATTTAAGCTATGAATAAGGCGTTAATCTTTGGTGCTCGTATGCGAGCAAAAGCAACTAAGGTAGTTGAGTTGGAAGAAACTATCGAAGAATTGAACAAACGTTCGGTTGTTGAGTTAGAAAAGTTGGATCGTGCTGAAACTGATGAAGAAGTTTCAGCAGTTGAAAAGACTGTGGATGATCTTCAAAAGGAAATTGAAGAAAAAGAAGCTGAAAAAGCGCAGTTGGAAAAAGAAATCGATGAGTTGGAAAAACAAATCGAGGAGCAAAACCGTAAAGCACCAACTCCAGGTAAAACGGAAAAACGAGGAGGAAAAACATTGGAACAACGTGAAGCATTTAACCATTACCTTCGAACAAAAGAAGTGCGTGCTGATGGTCTCAAATCTGCTGAAGGGGAAGCAATCATTCCTGTTGAATTGATGACGCCTAAGGAAGCGAAACAAGACAAGACAGATTTGACTTCATTGGTCAACATCGTTAATGTCAAGAACGCAAGCGGTAAATGGGCAGTTGTCAAACTGACTGACCAAACAATGAACACAGTTGAAGAGTTGGAAGAAAACCCTGAATTGGCTAAACCAACCTTCACAAAGGTGAACTATGAAATCAAGACACGTCGTGGTCATTTGCCAGTATCTCAAGAATTGATTGATGACGCTGACTACGATGTCATGGGATTGGTTGCTAAACAAGCTAAGAACCAAGAACGTATCACTAAGAATAAAGAAATCGCTAAAGTTCTCAAGACAGCTACAGCTAAAAGCGCAGCTGGTTTGGATGGCTTGAAAGATATTCTCAATGTGGAATTGAAACCGTACTACGATGCAACTATTGTATGTACCCAATCGATGTTCGCTGCTCTTGATAAAATCAAGGACAAGGACGGTCGCTACATGCTTCAAACAGACATCACATCTCCAACTGGCTACAAGTTTGCTGGTCGTGTAATCGATGTTTATCCTGATGACATCATTGGGGATGCCAAAGGTGAAATGAAAGCCTTTATCGGTGACGTTGGAGAGTTTGCAACATTGTTTGACCGTGCGCAGACAACTGTCAAATGGCAAGATGATAAAATCTATGGTCAATACTTAGGAACTGCAAACCGTTTCGATGTTAAGAAAGTGGATGAAGCAGCAGGCTTCTATGTAACTTACACTGACGCTGCAGGGTAAGGAGGTAGCTGATGGCTTATCAAGTAATCCGTCCTTTTAAGGATTTGAGAGACCCTCAACAATATGAATATCAAATCGGGGATATTTATCCCCGAAAAGGATATAGGAGCAATAAGACCTTCATTCAAGAGTTGTTAGATGGGTCAAATAGCGCAGGATCTATTTTCTTGACTAAAATCGATGATGACGATATTTCCGAAGGAGAAGCAGAACCTCAAGAACCCGAAGAGGAAGATGAGGAGTAGTTATGGACAATGCTCAATTACTAGAATTACTAAAACTAAAATTGGGTATAGCAACAAAGCTACGTGATAAGCCTTTGGAGAAAATCATCGAAGCTGTCATAACTGAACTGGAAGATAATTTGGGAGTTTCGCTTGAATCAGAAAATGCTGAACACCAAATGTTTGTAGTTGATTATGCAGCCTTTCGCTATGAAGGTGGTGTGGATATGCCGCGCCACCTTTTATGGCGCTTGCATAATTTGAAATTGAGGTAAGAAGATGGCATGGAACAATGAGATTACATTGATCTCAAGGGTTAAAACAGGATTAGATAAATTGCACCAGCCTCTATTTGAGGAAAAGCGATTGACTATTTTGTGTCGTAAGCGTTCCATAACTCGTTCTGAATTTTATCAGGCTAGCCAGGTTGGACTTAGACCAAGCCTTATCCTTGATATTCATAGCTTTGAGTATAACAACGAGGAAGAAGCGGAATTTAATGGGAAACGGTATCGTATTCTCAAGACATTTCCGATTGGTTTAGAAATTCTGGAGCTGACCTTGATGGAGGAATTGCCATGAGTGTAACAGGTGACCTTTCAGCAGAAATCGCTAAAGCACTGAGCGAATATTCTAGTGAGTTAGAAGATGAGATTGACGCTATCGCACAAGAGTTAGGTGATGAAGCTGTTGTGACTTTGAAGGTGACAAGTCCAAAGAATAAAGGGAAGTATGCGAGAGGATGGCGCCTCAAGAAAAACGCCAAAGGCTCATACGTAATCCATAATGCTACAAGCTACCAATTGACACACCTGCTTGAAAATGACCATGTCTTAAGAAATGGAGGACGCAGTCGTGCTATCCCTCACATCAAACCTGTAGAAGAAAAGCTAATCAATTCCTTTGAACGGAAAGTAAAGGAGGCTATCCAAAAATGAAATTATCTGACCTTGTCGATATTCTAAGTCAAGCGAATCTACCTATAGCCTATCGTGCGTTTGAAAATGGACACGTTCCTCAAACACCTTACCTTATCTACTTTGAATCACATCCAGATATCAAGAGAGCAGACGACGAACAGAAATACCAGATTAAATCTGTGACTGTAGAGCTTATCTTTGAACGTAAAGACGAAGATTTGGAAGAATCCTTGGAAGAGTTGTTGTCTAAACATCAACTTGTTTTTGAGGTATCAGAAGAAAGCTATATCCCAACAGAAAGGCTATCTGTCAAGCCTTATACTGTTTATTTGTACTAAAGGAGAAGAAGATGACAAAAACAGAAAATACAGTAACCTATGGATTGAAAAACGTGCATATCGCACCAATCGAAAGTATCAACAGTGAGACAAAAGTCATTAGCTACGGGCAAATTTTCCGTTTCCCTGGAGCTATGAACTTGGAGTTAGAGCCAAAAGGAGAATCGAAAGCAATCCAAGCAGACGACGTGGACTACCACTTCATGAACTCAAATGAAGGGTATGAAGGAAAATTGAAAGTACCGCATATCACGGAAGAGTTTGCGACGAAAATCCTAGGAGAAATCAAGGACGAACAAACAGGAGTATTGACTGAAAAAGGCGATGCTTCCACTAAACCGTTTGCAATTATGTTTGAATTTTCAGGAGATAAAAATAAGACTCGTTACGTTATCTACTACTGCTCTGCTAGTCGTCCATCAAACGGCTCTGGTACTAAGAGTGGAACAACTGTCAATGAACGCGAACTTAGCTTTAAGGGTTCACCACGTCCGCTTGATAGCGTAGTGAAACGTTCGATTACGTCAGCAGACAAGAAAGAAGTGTATGACGCTTGGTTTACTAGCGTTTATGAGCCAACATCTCTAGGGTAAGGAGTAAAGAATGCGTCGAAGTATTAAAATCAGCAATAAGCGTTATGAGCTTGCAACAAATGCCTATACTCCAATTGCTTACAAAAACGAGTTTGGGCAGGATTTTTTCAAGGACCTTTTAGGGCTATTGAAAAATAAACAATTGGTAGCTCAATTGAATCAATTGGAAAAAGGTAATGATTTGGTAGCGGAAAGCATAGATCTATCTATTTTAGAAGATTTTGATATTACCTTTTTCTATCGTCTATTTTGGGTGTTTGCTAAATCTGGCAATCCTAAAATTAAACCGTTTGATGATTTCTTTATGGAGATGGAAGAATTTCCTCTTGACGAAGTTTGTCCGCTAATGATGGAAATGTTGAATACGGTACTGCAAACAAAAAAGAAACAGACACATCAGAAACAGCAAGCGAAGAAGCCTTCACGGTAGAATCCTACCTATCTTGTTGCAAGGAAACTGGCTTATCTATCGATGATCTCAAGCACATTTCCATTGGGATGGCTTTAGATTATCAGACAGATTATGTCAATTTGCGTAGCGAAAATAAAACGGGTAGTCGGAAGGCCACCCAAGCTGATTTTGATGCATTTTAGAGAAAAAGTGAGTGCTGAGAGAGCGATTGTGAGGACAAGTTCCTTTAGTTGGCTAGTATTCTGGTCATAGAAAACCTCTCAGCGCTCCTTATTTTTAAGGAAAGGAGGAAATATGGCAGGAAATATCAAAGGGATAAAAATTGAAATCGATGGCGATACCCAGCCCTTACAAAAAGCGTTAAAAGGTGTCAATCAAGAGTCTGCTAACGCAACAAAAGAGCTGAAACAAATTGATAATGCTTTAAAGTTTGATACCGGGAATGTTACCTTACTAACCCAAAAACAAGAAGTCTTACAGAAGCAAGTGGGAACCACTCGGGAAAAGCTAGAAACCTTAAGACAAGCTCAATCTCAAGTTGAAGAACAGTTCAAAAAAGGAGATATTGGCGCAGACCAGTATCGTGCTTTCCAGCGTGAAGTAGAAGTAACTCAAAATATCCTGAAAGGATATGAGGGAAAACTAGCTAGTGTCAATCAGGCTCTTGAGGGCAATGGGAATGCAACCAAGAATAACCAAACCCAACTGAAAGAATTGCAGAACGAGCAAAAACTACTTGCCAGCGAATCTGAAAAAGTCGTTAGTTCGTTTAAGCTACAAGAAAGCCAGATGGGTGCCAACGCTAGTGAAGCTGACAAGTTGGCATTGGCTGAAAAGAAGATTGGCGCACAGTCTGAAATCGTCGCTCGCCAAATTGAAAACCTTGAAAAGCAGTTAGAAATCACTAAAAAAGAATATGGTGAAAACTCAGCCGAAGCTAACAAGATGGAAGCGGAGCTGAATCAAGCTAAGACTGCTTTTAACAATCTCAACAATGAGATGAAGGGGACTAAGTCTGTAGCGGATAGCGCACAAGAAAGCTTGGGTGAGATAGCTAAAGCTGCAAGAGCTGAACTACTCCAACAGTTTAGTGAGAAATTGGGTGATATTTCAGAAAAACTTGTTGACGTTGGGAAAGAAGCTATTGAAGCAGCTGCTTCAATGCAAGCAAGTAATGCCCAATTTAGTACAGTTTTTGGAGATATGGAAGGTCAAGCTAGAGAGGCTCTTAATAATATTGGGAAAGAAATGTCTATTGTACCAGAACGATTACAAGGAAGTTTCACCCAAATGGCCTCCTTTGCAAAAACATCTGGTCTAGATACAGCTCAAGCCTTAGATTTATCTACTAGGGCAACTAAGGCAGCCGCAGATGGTGCTGCTTTTTACGACAAATCTATTGAAAGTGTTACTGAGAGCCTTCAATCATTTCTTAAAGGAAATTTTGCCAACGATGCGGCTTTGGGGATATCTGCAACAGAAACAACTCGTAATGCGGCAGCAAATAAACTGTACGGCAAGTCATTCAAGGATTTGAGCGAAGCGCAAAAGCAATTAACTTTGCTTCAAATGGTTGAAGACGGGAATAAACTTTCAGGAGCACTTGGTCAAGCTGCAAGAGAATCTGACGGCTTAGAAAACGTCATGGGGAATCTAAAACAATCTGGAACTAATGCCTTGGCTGCATTAGGTCAACCTCTTTTGGAAATGTTGATTCCTGTTTTTCAAGCTTTAGGAAACATCATAAAAGGTGTAGCAGATTGGTTTGGTACTTTGCCTGGACCGATTAAAGAATTTGTTGTCATTTTAGGGACAGTTGTTACTGCTGTAGGAGTTATAGCACCGATATTCCTAACTTTACAAGCAGCTGCAACAGCTCTTGAACTTTCAATAGGAGGCATGATTGCCGCCGCCTTACCAATCATTGGGACAGCAGCTGCAATAGCGGCCGCAGTGGCAGCGGTCGTTGTCATTTTAAAATACTTATGGGAAACGAATGAAGGATTTCGTAACGCCGTCACAGTTGTGTGGGAGGCTATTTCATCTGTCATCAATACTGTTGTAGGTGAAATTTCAAATTTCATCATGAGTATTTTTGGAACGGTTGTAACTTGGTGGACTGAAAACCAAGAACTAATCCGTTCAATTACGGATGCTGTCTGGAATGGCATTTCCGCTATCATTAGCTCTGTTATGACTGTTATAGGTCCTCTTATAGAGGGAGAGTGGAATAATATTCAGATTATCACCTCTACAGTTTGGGAAGTGATTAAAACGGTAGTTGAGACAGCTATTAACGTTGTTTTGGGTATTATCAAGGCAGTGATGCAGATCATTACTGGTGACTGGTCGGGCGCTTGGGAAACCATCAAGAGTGTTGGAGAAACAATCTGGAATGGGATTGCAAGTGTCATTGGGACTATCTTTAATGGCATAGCGCAGCTATTGTCTAACATCTGGAACACCATCTCAACGGTTGCATCAACTGTTTGGAATGGTATCAAGTCCACTCTTTCAGGAATATTTGATGGTATTTCAAGTTCGGTCTCAAGTGTCTTTAACGGTATAAGAGATACGATTAGCAATATCTGGAATAGTATTCAATCAACCGCAAGTAGCATTTGGAACGGTATTAAAGATACAATCGGCAATGCTATTAACGGGGCTAAGGATTTGGTTGGTAGTGCAATTGAAGCTATTAAGGGATTCTTTAACTTTGAATTTAGATGGCCTCACATCCCTCTACCACACTTTAGTATTTCAGGCTCTCTTAATCCAGTTGACTGGTTGAGTAACGGGTTGCCAAGTATTGGCGTAGAGTGGTATGCCAAGGGTGGTATCTTGACCAAGCCGACTGTTTTCGGTTCAAACGGAAATAGTTTGATGGTTGGTGGAGAGGCTGGAAATGAAGCTGTCTTACCACTGAACGAAAGAACCTTGGGAGCTATCGGTCGTGGAATTGCTCAAACAATGGGAGGTCTGTCTCCTGTTATCAATGTCAGCATTAGCGGAAATAACATCAGCGAAGAGATGGATATCAATCGCATTGCTGACGTGGTCGCTCAAAAGATTGCGGATGAACTGCAACGGAAAACACAACTTAGAGGAGGAATTGCATGATCAAACATAATGAATTGGTGATTGATGGTGTAGCAACCTCCTCTTTTCCTTTTGATGTGATTGTAGAAGAAGCTCCATCCATTGTGATTGCCAATAGTAAGACAAAACTATGGGAGCATGATGGGATCAGCGGAGCCATCCTGCAAACCAATCATCATAGAGGGATGATTGAGAAATCCTACACGCTTCACTTAGTCAAACCAAAAGAAGAGGACTTAAACCGTTTCCTGGCTCTCTTTGCTAGGGAAAACTTTTGGCTTGAAAGCGAACGTGTCAAGACTACAAAAATGTGGTGTTACAAGGTGAAGATTTCTGAGACTATTAGAAATCGTGCAGGGTATTATGCACTTAAAGTCACATTTGAGTGTCATCCTACAAAATTTTTTAAAGCTACGGATAATCAGACCTTCTCAAGAAGTGGCACTTTAAGAACCAAGGGCTCTGCTTTGGCTTTTCCGACAATTACCATAACTGGCCAGAGTACGACTGAGGTTAGTTTTACAGTGGATAGGCAGGTTATCCGCTTAGAAAGACTGTCTGGAAGAGCTATCATGGTAAATAACCCTAACAACCCTAGTTTCTTGGACGGAACAGGTTCTAGAATTAAATGGACAGGGGATTTTATCACGATTGACCCAATCAAAAAACAAGATGTTGGGATTGTCTTAGGTGCTGGTATCAGTTCCATGACGATTGAGACAGTTTGGGGGTGGGCATAATGCTATATTTGCTTGAAAGTGATACTCGTAACGTTAAATGGAACGGTATTCCACTGCATGAAGCGACTTCAGCTATCATCAAAGAGCAAATGAACGGGGATTTTACCCTTACTGTTCGCTATCCTATCACCGACTCTGAGATTTATCAACTTTTCCGTGAGGATATGTTGATTAAGGCACCAGCGCCTGTGCTTGGTCCGCAGTTGTTCCGTATCAAGAAGCCAGTAGAGAATGATGATCATTTAGAAATCACTGCTTACCATATCACTGATGACGTTATGCAGCGGTCTATCAATCCTCTGTCTGTCAACAAGCAGAGTTGCTGGCAGGCTCTTTCTCAATTGGTACAGGTTGCTAAAACTCCTATCAATGATTTTTCATTTACCAGTGATATCACGGACAGGAGAACCATCAATACGAAAGAAGTAGAAACACTCTACAGCGTGTTGATGGATGGCGCTCACTCAATTGTGGGAACATGGGAAGGAGAGATGGTTCGGGATAATTTTGCTATCTCAATTAAGCGAAATCGAGGAGAGGACAGAGGTGTTATCATCTCTACCCACAAAAACCTTAAATCCTATCAACGAACCAAAAACTCACAAAATGTTGTTACTCGGATCCATGCTAAGTCTACATTTAAGGCCGAGGGAGCCAAGGAAGACACAACGATTGCCATAACGGTTGATAGTCCCTTAATTGGTGCCTACCCTTACATCAACGAAAGAAGTTATACAAATAATAACATTCAGACTGTTGATGAGTTGACAAAGTGGGCTAGCGCTAAATTTACTAACGAACACATAGATAAGGCTACAGATGCCATCAAGATTGAAGCCTATGAACTTGATGGGCAAACTGTTCACATGGGCGATACAGTCAACCTGAAAAGCTATAAGCATAATGTGGACGTTTATAAGAAAGCCATTGCTTACGAGTATGACTGTTTGGCAAACAACGGCCAGGGAGCTTATCTGACCATTACCTTTGATGATAAAGTGAAATCAGGGGGGAATGGTAGCGGATTGTCAGCAGTAGCAAACGCAATCTTGGACAAGCAAGAAACAAAATTTGACATCATGCTGGAACGTGCAATCGCTAACGCTGACCGTGCCTTTGATGCTGAATTTGCCAAGCGTGAGAAAGCTATCACGGATGCCATCGAGCAGTACAAGGCCAAGGCCGAAGAAATGGGAGCCAAGATCCATGAGGAAATGGAGAAAGAGCGTCCTGAGTTCGTGAAGCGAATCCGTGAAGAGTTGATGAGTGGCGCTGACTCAATCGCTGAATTAAGCAAGAAACTGGAACAAGTCAGCGAAACTGCAAGAGTCAACGCTAGTTTGATTGGTGGTGACGGGAATACCCAGTATAACAAAAACCGCTTGAACGGTGGCACTGCTAAGAAAATCAGCTACGGAACGGATTTCGTAGAAGTAGGTCACAATGGAGAGGGCTTTGAAATTGGCAAGAAGTACGTCATCAGCTGGTCAGCAACCTGTACACCTTACGGCAAAACAGATGTGACTGTAGTAGTCAACAAGATGCCGTTCTATGGTGGACACGTCCATCTTGCGCCTGCTAATACGGTCATGCCAGCGATTGATAAAGACTTGACCCAGAGAGAGGAGCAGGTCTTGGCAGTTTACTACGGTGCCTATCGTCTGACTTTCTCAGGCGACTGGTATCAGAACGTAGAGCAGTCTGTGACGGTTGACAATCAGACAAGACGGATTGAACTGGCGCCAGTCTACAAGACGGTCGCTGATGGACAAAATTCAAGATATGACGGAAGTTGGAGTGAGAACCCAACTTTTATTTTTGATGGAGGAAGTAGAACATGACAGAAACAATCCCAGTAAGGGTTCAACACAAGCGCATGTCAGCGAGTGATTGGGCAAGTAGCCCTCTGGTCTTACTTGACGGAGAGTTAGGCATTGAAAGTGACACAGGAAAGGTCAAGGTCGGAAATGGCCGTGACCGATTCTCAGCTCTTCAATATCTGACTGGACCAAAAGGAGACCGTGGAGAGACGGGGCCAGCAGGACCAAGAGGTGCTGATGGTGTTGTGCGTTTTGAAGGTTCAGCCGCAGAGCGTGCTTTAGAGCAGTATGCCAAAAAGTCTGAAACTCCAGTATATCGCATTGCTAAAGGAGATATAGGAGGGGGTGGCGTTGGGTCATCTAACACGATAAGAACCAGCGATATTATGAACCCCGACGGTATTAAAGTAGGCGATATCATTGAAGATTTTTGGTCTAGTGGCTCTACGGCAGATAAAGAGATTTGGAAGGTGACGGCTGTAAACGGTACAAGCGTTTCAGTACAAAATTTGGGGAAGAGAACTTTTCCATCCTATAATGACACAGACGTTAAGCGCCGTATCACAGCCCTTGAAGCTAGACCTGACTTTAACTCTTTGACAGAGACACAACGAAATAGCTTGCGAGGACCAGCAGGACCAGCTGGCGCAAGAGGGGCGAATGGCGCAACGGGTCCAGCAGGTCCTAGGGGAGCTGATGGTGCGCCTGGTCAGAACATCATCAATCAGAATGATGGTCAAGCTCTGAAATATTGGGCTGGAACAAGGTCTCAATATGACGCAATTTCTAACAAAGATGCTAATACCATCTACGATATTTATCGCTAACAGGAGGTAATATGGCACGAGAAGGAATTTACGTGGGCTCTAAAGAAATTATTCAGCGTTATGTCGGTACAAGGCTGGTTTGGGAGAAAGTCACAATCCAGTTTGACGAAATTTTAAGATTCACTTCAAATCGCTTTGGGTCATTTTGGCGTTTTGGCTCTACAGAACGAGCTTTCATCGACTTAGGGATATCCGAACGTCGTCCGTATGGTTTGGATGGAATAGAGGATTGTAATGTGGTGAAACTTCAAAATTCTAACAAAATCTTTGAAGTTAGGGTAGTAATAAGTCAACGAGATACTGGCTATTCAACAAGTTACCAAAGACGATACAACTACCAATTGTTTGTCATTTTTAAAAATACGGATGAGGTGCAGGATTTCATCTCCAATAAGTACAACGAAACCTATATTTTTGGCAGAAAAAGAGGAGGCTAGCATATGGATATTACCATTCAAAACGTTCGTTCGCCTGCTTTGGAGCATAACGGACGGTATTACAAGGTCTTTCAGCCACGGACACGAGATGAACTGCTGAAGCTTCATCACATGGGCTGTGTAGGTGACACGGTGCTGACGGATATCCAATTGGAGCAAGGGGATTTTCCTACAAGTTTCGTGGAGCCTACTGTTACGCAACGTACTCTATCTGGTCTCTTCAAGGATATGCGTTCAATAGAGCTGGAATTGAGAGACCCGAACAGCACTCTCTGGGGCAAAATTCAGCAGAATAATCAAGGGGCACTGACTCAATTCTTTGACAAGAATGTCAAGAGTGCCATCGCTCAGACTGCTAGAGAAATCAGGCAGGAAGTGCGAGACGCTGCCAACAGTGCGAGGGTTCAAGTGACACCAGAAGGTGTGACTATCGGATCTACTACCTTGACTGGTGAGCAGTTAGCCTCTACCATTTCGACCAGTTCGAAAGGCGTTGACATCATTGCCCCGAAAGTCAGAGTGAAATCCGACATGATCGTGGACGGTGCGGTGACTGCTGGGAAGTTAGCAGCTGGCTCTGTCACTGCTGACCATATCCAAGCTGGTGCCATCACAGGCGATAAAATCAACGTAGACGATGCACTTATTCGGAACCTGACTGCTAGAGATGCCTTGATTGATAAGTTGACATCTAAGGAAGTCTTTGCGACTAAGATTGAATCTGTCGTGTCTAGTTCAACCTTCCTTGAAGCTTATCAAGGCAAAATTGGCGGATTCACACTTGGACAATTTGACCAAGGTGGCGGACGTTGGATTTCTGGCGTAAACCATTTCGCAGTTGGAATGGGAAATGGAGAAGGCCGAGGAACTAGAACCGCATTTTGGGCGAACTGGGGCGATAGCTGGAACACAATTGGAGATAGAGCTTGGTATGTGAATACCGACGGCAAAATGTACTGTAAGAATGATTCAATCTTCTATAGACAAGTCACATTTGACACTAATTGTTCTGTTGATTGCTACGGAACCCAAACGTTCTATAAATCGCCTATCTTTATCCACGGGATCGAAATGGGCGAGGCAGATATTTACGGTAATGGCTCAAATCCCAAAGGTGGAAAGAATACGGTCGTTTGGTGGAACCAGGTCGGAAGCGGAAGTGTTAAATACTGGGGCGATAAGTCCTCAGATAGACGTTTGAAAGAAAACATCACAGATACAGCCGTGAAAGCCTTGGACAAAATCAACCAACTAAATTTGGTCGCATTTGATTTCATTGAGAGCAAGAAACACGAAGAAATCGGTTTGATTGCTCAAGAGGCTGAGACCATCATTCCAGAAGTTATCTCACGAGATCCTGAGAATCCAGATGGCTATCTGCACATCGACTATACCGTTTTCGTACCCTACTTGCTGAAGGCTGTCCAAGAACTGGACCAGAAAATCAAAGAAATGGAGAAACTACATGGATAATCACACAATCGATAAGTTAGTCGCTGAGTCGCTCGTCAACCGTTTGGCAGAAGGCGAATTGGGACGTGCGCATTTAGAGGCACGCTATACATTGACTTTGGCTGAACTACAGGCATTTAAAGCGGTGCTGGAATATGACCCAGCACTTAAAGAGTTATTTGAAGAAACGCAAGCAAAAATGAAAGGAAATAACTAATGACTTACAAATTAACAGGAAGCCCGACTTTAAAAGGGGAAAAGAATGTCACAATCGTTACGATTGAGAAAGAAGAACCTGGACGCTACAGCTATGAGCGTGTTGAATTACCAGGTAATCGCACGCAGGACAATGAAGAAGTGTTGATTCAAGCGGTTTTAGACTTTATTAAAACAGAGCTTGACCCAACGAGCGCTCTTGTACAGGCTCAAGCTAAGTTGGAAGAAACTCACATTAAGCTTCAAGAGGCTGAACAGAAATTGGCACAAGCCGAAGCTAAGCAGACGGCCACAGATCAAGCAGTTAAGCAGAACAAGACTGAAAGCGACCACTACGGCAAAGTTAGCTACGCATTAGTTTTAACGTTGATAACAGAAAAATTGCTTCAGTACGGAACAGCTTATAAAGTTTTAGTTGATTTAATTCAATCAGCTGAAGTAGGTAAACACTATATGCCAGGTGACTTGATTACCATTGAAGACCCAGCACATGTTGAGGTAGATGGTGAAGGTAAGAGGGTTCTGGTACAACTTAACCGTGAATTTACTTATAATGGAGAGCCTGCAAGCGACTTTATTCGTGATGGACGTCTTGAACGTGATGGATATGGCGTAGCGTGGAAGTACGAGCCTAAAGAACAAAATGAGCCTACGAATGTTGCACCAGCAGCTGCAGTTTCTACGACAGCTACCGTCGCACCTACAGCAGCAGAGCCTTCTGCTACAACAGTTATATCTAATCAATAATGGAGGTGCCTATGGCGGAATTTGAACACCTCGTTATTCGTTTCGTAATCTCTATGATTCCTGTTATTATCTTGTATTTCTCCATGAAAGACAGAGCCACAAAGCAGGAGAATCGCATTACCGCGATGGAAAAAGACATTGAGAACCTACGTGAATTTAAAGAATCTGC